CAGGATTACCATATGATACGACTGCGTCCACATTTAGCCCCAAAATAGAACCATTGCCCGCCTTTTGTAAGGCAATAACCTCCGACTGCAAAACAGTAATTTCACCTTCTATGGTTATATTACCTGTTTGTATGCTCTGCGCGAATCTGCCTTTTGCGTGTAAAGGTTCTTTTTCGGCTTTTTCATTGTACTTAATGCCTCGAATACCTGTAATATCCCTGCCTCCTAAGACGATTGTAATGTCGCCCCACTCGTATTGTCTTGAATCAAAACTCATAATTATAGCCCTGTATTAAATCCGATTGTAAACTCTAAAAATCTTCCGTATCCATGCGGACGTACTTTGATCTTTCCTTTAATTTTTGAATCCTGAGCAATGTTATTAGTGGTGTCAATTATACATTGAACACCTGTGTCATTTGCTACAGTTGTATCTGCTGAAAGCTCACCCTTAGAAGTCATTTCCTTTGCAATCACTCTAATTATTTCAGCTTCTAAAGCTTTGGCGTATGGAGCCTGAATTTTACCTTCGTTCGTAATCGGAACTGTGTCCAGGATAAAATCGGTTAGTGCTTGATTTGCCAAAACGTAAGCTTTGTCAATTACACGTCTGCGGGTAAGAAAATGATAGTCGTCATCTACTCCGCAAGCCAGCATGTCATCTACAAAAAAATAACCGCTTTTGCCTGTGTGGGTAGTCAGCGTAATGAATCCTTTATCATAGATCGCATCAATATTGACCTGTTCTACTGGTTTATCCAGAATATAAAAACTATCAGGTTTCAAGGCACCGTCTTTAACACGTCCAACATTTACATGAACTTGATTAGAAGCAATTCTTCCGGCTAAAACTCCTACCGCTGCACCTTTAGAGGCCGTTGCTCCAGTTCTTGTTTCAGTATCTCCAATTAATACGGCAACTCTGTTGTTTGCAGAAGCAGAAAATCCAACTAAGTCAGCGACAATGCCTGTGTAATTGTAAGCCTCGATAATAAAAACCACAGGTTGTGTCTTTTCAGTTGTAAATTTGTCGGCAATTACCTGCGCAGCGGCAAGTGTTGCGGGAAATCCTGTTCGGATACCAGCTGTAACTACAACCTCCGCCACTGACGGTGCATATTTTACAGTAACAAATCGGATGCGTCTGTTTGATGCCGTTAGAACAATTTCACTGGCCGTAATTAATTCGTCTAGTGTTTTTGTTTTCGCAACGCCGTAAATCCAAAGTTCAGTACCATCGCCGGCTTCAGCGTAAAATTCTTTTATTGTTTTATGCAGTTCGTAATTTCCTGCAATCGATGGAATAATTCCCAACGTTTCGGCTTCCTTTAATGAATAAACTATAAAGTGTTTATCCAGAAGAAAACCGCCATTTGCAACGGCAGACGAAACAATGACACAAATTCCGTCAGGACTTGTGGCAACAGTTCCGATATTGCCGTTCTCAAATGCTATATCTACACTTGGTTTTCCCATTACTTAGATTTTTTTGCGTTTTCTTTTGGAGCTTCAGCTTTTGGAGCTTCCGCGACGTTAATTGTTTCACCGCCTGAGTTAGGTAGGTTTTCCGCGCTTTCTGCTGAGATGTCAAGCAAATTATTAATTGAAGCAGCTTCGTCCGCCCCAGCATCTAAAACATTTACAGAACCATCAGCTACGGTTTCAAATCCTGTCATTTCGCCATCAATTGCGGTACCAGTTTGAAACTGATCAATAATGTCGAAATCTTCATCGTCAGTATCTTCAGCGATTACTTCAATTTGTAAAGGGTTAACGACTATTTCTACCAATTTATCTTTCAATGACTTTGCGTGCATTTTAGCATCATTAGCATTATAAAAGGGTTCACCGTCAGAAGTCATATGAACCTCTTTTAAATCTGGGTTCGAATCGTAAATTTCGTGTTTTTTCATTATGTCGATTTTTTTAAAGTGTATTTAATTATGGTCCAAACTATTATTAATGACAGCAAAACCGCCATCGCCCAAAAACATTTGATTTGTGTTTTCTGCCACCAGGTAAGCTCATTTGCTATTACTGGAACTTCCTTAATTTCTTGCTGATGTTCTGAGATATAAGTCGATTTCCATTTCAAGAAGAGCTCCTGTGCTTTTGCCTCGCAGTCTACCTTTAGCAAGTTGTCAGCAATCCGAACCTTTGGGCTTTTTAGGCTGCGCCCTGGTTCGGCTTGCGTAACACTCTTAATTGTTGCCTTTCCATTAATACACTCCAAAAGTGCATTATACGAAGAGCTGTCTTTTTCCACTGTCAGAACAGTATCGTGTATTGTTTCGGTGATCACCTTTTCGATTGTTGTAGTTTTCTGCACCACAACTGGTTTTTTGCCTGCGCAAGAAACCAGGAACATGGTGAGAACAAAAAGCAAACAACAACTTAATTTTATGTTTTTCATATTGTATTTAAATTAGTCTTTCTAAATCTTTTGCTATTCCTTTAAGCAGAATGGCGTAATTTGGGTCAGTGGCATAGCCTGCCTTTGCGATTTCATCAATAAATTGATAAGGGTTGCTTTTAACCTTTAATGCGTCTGCGTATCGCTTGTTTTTGAGAAAAAAACTCGCATGATCTGTAAAGCATTCTTCCGGTGTATTATATTTTCTGAAGTAATCTTTAATGCTGTATTTAAACCATTTCTGTCCATTTTTGATTACTGGTTTAACAGATATGATATTGGGGAATTTTGCATTAGCACTTTTAGAATATTCAGTTGTTGCCAATAATTGTTCGTTCCCATTGATACCGTCTGTATCTTTTACACCAAAAAACATGTTTCCTGGTGCCACTTTTCCCCAGCCGCTTTCCACTGCCGCTTGTGCTAAAATTGCCAAAGCAGGAATACCTGTCTTTTCCTGTGTTGTTTTTGCAAAAGGATAAAGAGTTTTTATAAATTCTCGTTTATTCATTATGCTTTTCCGTTAAGTTGTTTGAATTTTTGTAACTCTTCAACTAGGTGCTGATTGATGCCCATTAATTCTCTATGCTGCGCTTCCATTTTTTTAATTGTATCAGTCGCTGCAGTTAATCTATTAGCCATGTCGTCCAATAACTCGCGATAATATTTTACGGCATTTACTGCATTATCTAATTCTGCGGCTCTGTCTTCAGCTAAGTTTTTTCGTTTTGAAAATATATAGGTGATCAGTGCGGCGAAAAAAGCCGTTAGAGTTGGGTATACAAATTGCTCCATAATTGATTTTAAAAAAAAAGACTACTACTTGTGCAGTAGTCTTTTGTATATAAATATTCTAGTTATTAAATGATTGCTCCCGCATATTTAACCATGACCGGAACCGCAATGAAATAATGACGTAAGGCATATTCATTTTGCTGGGTTCTTGGTGCTCCTGCGGAACCTGAAAAGTATTGCTTGGTCAATCCTGTTTTCTTAACAACATTCTCTGGATGGAATATTACAGATGCATTTCTGTCAGTTCCTGCTGGAACTGCACCCCAAGCTTTTTTCGCACCTGCCGCAGTATACATAGGGTTGTCAATGTTTTGGTACATTTCGAATCCTGCAAGCATACCTTTGATAGTTCCTGATAAATAATCAGCTAATTTGTCAGCGTATTTATTTGAGTTGTCTTCTAATAAATCATTTTCATGATCAGAACACAGGACCAAGCGTCTGCCTTTTTTCTTGCATTTTGTTGCATCCATTGCTCTTCTGGCTGTAACAATATCTTTCCAAAGCATTTTTCTACGACCGCCTGCTGTAACTTCATCCCCAGTACACTGGATTACGAACGTAGCCCCCGCGACTGTTGTTTGTGGCGCAAGCGCATGGATTGCTTTTGCAAATTTTGAATCAGTAATGTCATCACGATGTGATTTAGTTACAGAGTCAATTTGAGGATAACTAGAGCCATTAGCCTGATCGTCAGTTAAAGACGTTGGATTTGTCTGGTATTTATCCAATTGAATAGTCATACTTGTATCATCATAAGCTACCAAAGCCAATGGATATGTTGTATTATTAATCAAAACTCCTGGTCTAAAAGTCGTAATTGGAATATGAATTATATTTGATTCAGATGCTCCTCCAGAACCAACCTCAAGAACTTGAGTATCAATTTCAGGAATACCATCTAACCACGGAGCTAGTTGCTCATCTCGGAGCAGAGTTCTTACTCTTGACTCCCACATTTCTGGAAATGTTGCCGGCATATTATTATAATTATTGGTTAAACAATTTCTTGTAAGCATCAGGATTAGAGTCCTTAAAGCTCAATTTTTCTGAATGGGAAAGCTTTTCAAACTCATCCATTGTTTTGATTTCAGTGACACCGTTTCCTCCCGGAATCATAATTCCAGCACTAAAATCCTTTTTACCAGGAATCGATGCTAAAGTAGTTTCCAATATTTCTGGGGAAGTAATTCCCAATTGTACGAAAGCTTCCTTTTTGTCGGCTGGTATTTTTCCTTGTGTGATCGCTAGATCAACTTTTTGATTAGCTGATAATTTTACGGCCGCATCCTGTGCCTCTTTTGCAGTTTTAGCGGCCAATTCCAGTCCGTTGTTTTTATTCGTCAAATCCGTTACCTGCTTTGACAGACTTAAGACCTTTGCTTCAACATCGGAAACTTCAATACCGTCTTTTGGCTGGTCTGTAAAACCTAAAGCTACAAGCGCACCTACGCTTAAAATAATTTTGTTCATATCTATAATTGTGTTTAATTTTTTTGGGGTTTCGTTCAGCTTTTCGCTGACTGAAAGACAAAGGGATTTAATATCGTCAGCTTTCAAAACTTCTGTACCATCAGCACTATAAATCGCAATTGCTCCTTTGTTGGATGGTACCGGAATAATAGTTCCTTCCGCCAGTTCGCATTCCATCATAATTAAGCGATCGCCGATTCTTTGCACGCTGTCCCAGTCCGGTATAATGCCCATTGAACAGCCCTTTAAGAAACCGCGATCTACTTTTCCGGCTACGTCTTTTCCTAGATTACTTTCTTCATCGAAATGTGGTTTTAGTTTTAACAATCCGTTTTCCTTCAATGGGTCAGACCAGTTGCCAATAACATTTTCAGTGCTATTGATATGATTGTTTAACATGACAGGATTGTCATTGAAACGATCCATTTTAATCCCCAATGTATTGATGTAAAAACCATAAGAGTTTTTCACATTTTCATCATTAAAAACAAAGTATTCTGGTCTTGGCATTTTAAGTGTTTTTGGTTGGCAGTTTTTGCCTTGTGAGATGACAAAGATTAAAAGGTTTGGTTTATTAAGAATCTAAAAGCCAAGCAATAGGGCAACGTTGTGTGCAATACCTACAGAGTTGTAAAGCAAGTAAACGGGTGTTTTTTTTAAAGACGGCTTATTTGGAGTTTTGACCTAAATATTAAAGTATGGGAACTCGTAAACAGGTAGAAAAAGACCTCGCAAAAATCCTTTTCGTAAATGATGATGTCTCACAAAAAGAGATAGCAGAACGTTTAAAAGTGACTGAGAAAACAGTTAGTAAATGGGTTAAGGAAGGTGATTGGGAAAAACTAAAAATTTCTCTTTTAGTTACTAAGGACAACCAATTGACCGGATTGTACGGACAGTTGCAAGCGACATTAGATGAGATAAAAACACGTCCGGTTGTTCGTGATATTCCCAACTTTATGCTCAAACCAATTAAGTTAAAAGACAGCTCTGGAGACGAAAAACTGGAGTATCCAACGTATAACGCGAAAGACTATCCCATTCTGGTAGGAAATTTTCCTAATTCAAAAGATACGGATATGATTTCAAAACTTACCACCGCAATCAAACGCCTGGAGACTGAAACCAATATTGGCGAAACAATTACTGTTGTTAAAAATCTAATCTTGTTTATAAGAAGCATTGATTCAAAATTTGCCAATCAATTAACAAGTTACTGCGATGCATTCATCAAACAAAAAATGACGGATGGCACTAAGTAGAAATGATAAAAACAAGTTAATCGGATGGGAGGATTTTGTTGTAAATCAATATCGGGCTACTCCGGTTGATCTGAATGAAAATGCGTCTGAAAAATTAAAAAGGATTGCTCACCTTGAAGACCATCCAGAGGAGTGGTATAAATACTATTTTCCAAACTTTTACACTTCAGAACCGGCACCTTTTCATATAAAAGCAACCAAACGTGTTCTGGTTAATCCTGAGTGGTACGAAGTTCGTTCCTGGGCGCGTGACTTATCAAAGTCGGGTCGAACTATGATGGATGTTCTTTATCTGACAATGACAGGTAAAAAGAAAACCGTTATCCTTGTTTCTGCGACTTACGATGATGCCGAAAGGCTTTTAAAGCCTTATAAAACTATAATTGAAGTCAATGATCGTTTAAAGAATGATTACGGTGAACAGAGAGCATTAAGCGGTTGGGAAGAAGGAGACTTTACAACAAGGAAAGGAGTTTCTTTTAGAGCCGTAGGCGCGGGTCAATCCCCTCGTGGAACTAGAAATGATGCAGCGCGCCCGGACTTGATTTTAATCGATGATATTGATACGGACATTGACTGTAACAATCCTGAGACAATTCAGAAAAAATACGAGTGGATTGAACAGGCTTTAATTCCAACTCGTTCCATTTCTGTGCCTTTACTAATTATCGCCTGTGGTAATATTATAGCAAAGTACTGCTGTATTTCGGAAATGGCAAAGAAAGCCAATGTGCATGATATTGTAAATATCAGGGACAAAAACGGTTTTTCTACGTGGCCGCAAAGAAATACTGAAGAACTTATTAATCTAGCTTTTAGAACAATGACCACGAGCTCCATTCAAAAGGAGTATTATAATAATCCGGTTAGAATAGGAAAGCTTTTCAAAAAAGTACATTGGGCCAAATGCCCGACGCTTAAAAGCTGTGAGCATGTTTTAATTTATTCTGACCCGGCAACAAGTAATAAAGACAATAAAAACAGCTCTAGAAAATTTACTGGAGTAATTGGATATAAAGGCGGTAATTTCTATTTGTATAAAGTCTGGCTTGACAATATGAATCAGCGAACTTTTGTCAATAACCTTTATCACGCGCATGACTGGGTGAAAGAAAGAAAAATAGATACTTTCAAAAATTGGATTGAAAACAATTCACTGCAAGACCCTTTTTGGGAACAGGTACTAAAACCTTTGGTTAAGTCCGTTGGAAAAATACTTAGAAGAATTCCGTTGTTTATGTCGCTTGACAAAAGAGATAAAGGAGATAAATATAATAGGATTGAAGGAACTTTAGAGCCGATATATAAACAAGGCTGTCTTTATTTCAATATCGATGAAAAGGAAAATCCTAACATGCTGACAATGGAGGAGGAATTTGTCGGAGTCGCACCGAACTCTAAAATGCTGGACGGTCCCGATGGATTAGAAGGAGGTGTTTGGATTATTCAAAATATTGCAACAAAAGAGAACTCCGAGTATGTGGTCGGCCACATTAACAATCGTAAATATTAATAAATCAATCATAATACAACATTAATATGTTTTTAGACAAAGAAGATTTAGGAACCAGCATATATGAGTACCAAATAGACCAAATTACTGACGGTGATGATGGTAAAGTAGATCAAGCATGTAATGCGGCCATTGAAGAGGCTAGAAGCTATCTAACGCCTAATACTGACAATAAAAAATGGCTCGATGGGAGATTGTTATATGACGTGGAAAACATTTTTAACAAAACCGGAAATGACCGCCATTCGTTGGTTGTACGACAATGCAACACAATGGCAAAATGGTACTTAGCAGAACTCTGCAATGCTGATTTTATCTACGAAAAAGCAAAAGACAGATACGATAGGGCTGTATCTTGGTTTACTAAGGTAGCTGAAGGAAAAATAAATGTTTCAACCCTGCCGCAACTTGTGCGTGACGACATGACAGCAGGAGAAAAACAGCCTTTCGAAATGGGGTCTAGAGAAAAATTTAATCACGAATATTAAGATAATAAAATGTCAGCACCAAACACAATTTTTGAATTAGCGGATAAGACAGGAGCCTGGAAAGTAAAAGGGCCTTCGACAAACTATATTTCCGGTATTGTACCTAAAACAATCAGCCAGACAAGGCAGGATATTAAGACTTGGACAAATGCACAAAATTTAGCACAGTTAGAAAAGGACCCAAAATTTTTTCCTATTCAAAACCTATATGATAATATTTTAAGAGATTTACATCTGCAATCACAGGTCAACAACCGAATGCTTAAATCTTTAAGCAGACCATTCAGTATCAAAAATGCGGATGGCAAGACCAACGATGATTTAACTACATTACTGCAGGATAAAGGCTTTGTATTTCAGATTAACAAAGCGATTTTAGAAACGATTTTCAAGCGCCATTCTCTTGGTCAGTTCTCATATAAATTGGTAAATAACGAACCGGTACTGACCTTTGACTGTATTCCGCGCCAAAATGTTGACCCTGTCACCGGCTATCTATATTATGACTATACCGATGATAAGAAAATTAACTATCGAGAGCAGGCAGAATACGGAACTTGGTTAATTGAGTTTGGTGAGAAAAACACAACATTAGGCCTGTTAGATGGCTGTGTTCCTATGGTTCTATTTAAAAGATTTGGCGGCAGCTGCTGGAGTGAACTTTGCGAAATATATGGGATTCCTCCCCGTGTGATGAAAACCAATACACAGGACAGGGTTATGGTGAACCGTGCCAAACAAATGATGGCTGACATGGGTTCGGCGGCATATTTTATTATTGATGACTCTGAAAGTTTCGAGTTCGCAAAAGGAGTCAGCACTAACGGTGATGTTTATGCCAATTTATTAAAGTTCTGTAACAATGAAATATCGATGGGCGTGTCCGGAACCGTCGTTGGTCAGGACACCAAAAATGGTTCAAACGGTAAAGAAAAAACCTCTATTGGAATTCTTGACGACTTAGTAGATAGTGACCTTTCTTTAATTGAACAATGCTGGCGTGATACGGTTATTCCCGCATTGCAAGTTTTAGGTATTCTGCCTCCTGGTGTTATGTATAAATATGATGCTACTGAAGATTTAGAAACATTGTGGAAAATGGTAACTGAAGCGGCGGCTTTTTTAGAAATAGACCCAAAATGGATAGAATCAAAATTTGGAATTAAAGTTCTAGGGACTAAAAAGGTAGAACCGGCATCAAAGTTATCTTTGAATCTCGGTCAAGATTTTTTCGTTTAAGCCCTGATTATTTCAGGGCTTTACATTTGAGATTAGAAAATTTATACAACTGCACATGCGATGACTGCAAGCGTAGTTCTACAGTTGTAAATTTGGGTATTTCTGATAATTTTAAACAGCTTTTAAAAGATGGTGAAAAGGCATTTAAACACCTTCACAAAAAAGGAAGTTATTCGCCTGAAGACTTAAAAAAAGAAAAGCCATATCAAAAACTAATACAATCGACTTTTGATGTTTTTGATTTCGCCATCAAAGATAACGACATGCCAGAGGTTATGAGAAATGAATTGCAAAACAATGCCCGGTTGTTTGGTTCACTCAAAGCAAATGCACAATTGTTCGAAGCTTCAAAATTATTACTAAATAATGATGGAAGACTTAAACCATTTTCTGAAGTAAGTAAAGATTTCGATAAACTGAATATTAATTATAATCAGAATTACCTCGAGGCAGAGTATGAATTTGCAGTTGCAAGTTCTCAAGCAGCTGCACAATGGTCTAATCTTGGTGACCGCTACAATTTACAATACAGAACTGCTCAGGATGAACGTGTAAGAGCTTCGCATCAGGTTTTGCATGATATAACCCTGCCAAAAGAAGATCCATTTTGGAGCTTATACTATCCGCCTAATGGATGGCGGTGCCGATGCGTTGCAGTGGAGGTTCTCAAAGGCAAATACAATGTAAGTGATTCTGACATTGCAGTTAAATCAGGTGAAAAGGCTACAACTGAAGTTGGAAAAGATGGCAAGAACAGACTTGAAATTTTCAGGTTTAATCCCGGAGCGCAAAAAGTGGTGTTTCCTCCAGCGCATCCGTATGGAAAAGTAAAAGGAGCAAAAGACGTTGTCGAGCAAACAATTAAACCTGTTAATGCTCTGAATTTATCAGATTACATAAAAGGAGATTTACCGACAAACAAAGAAATAAAGACTGTTCTGACAAAGTATGCGGAGTTATCTCCAGAAGATTTCAGAAGAGGTTTGGAAGATGTGAAATTTTTAAAATCTACTTCTTACATGATGCAGCACTCGATGTCATACAGTCCACGAACCGGCGAATGGGTTGGAGGTTCTAAAATTACATTAAGCAGTTATGAGTTTTCAAGTATTAAATTTACTCCATTAGAGGAGTTCAGAGCAGGATTAGGAGCTATTAAAAGCGGTAAGAAAATGACCTTTAACCAGGAATATTCATTTGAAAGTTTGTGGCATGAAATTTTACATGCAAAAACGAAAACAGCACCTAAAAATTTAAGTACTATCGGAACCAAAAATATGGAGACAGTAAATCAATTTTGCGCCCGACATACTTATCCTGAATTTATTAAAAAATTAGGAGGTCAAGCATCACACCAAAAAGAGATTCTCGATAACGGATATGGATATAAAGGATGGATTACTGAATTTAGAGCAAATCTAAAAAGCAGAAAGATCGATGAAATTAAAGCTGCAAAAGATTTAATGCCGTTTTTAATGGAAGATTACAGCTCGATTGGTACTAAAGTAACAGAGTATTTTAATGAAAACACTAAATAGCTATGTCGATGCAGTCAAAACCTAAGCCATCAGATTGAAGTTCTTTAGGCAGTTTTTTCCAATACTGATCTGCTTTAACCTGATCGTTTCTAATCTCATATAAAACAGCAAGATCATAGAAAGCATTTTCTTGTGAAACAAGTTCTTTGTAAAGCTCCGGAGTGAGCTCTTTTTCTGTGTCTATACCAAATTTTAGACATAAGGAAAAGGCATCGAAGCGAATGCCGATCAGTTCCTGGTCTGTTGGTGAATAGTCAAAAATTGTTTCCATAAAAACAAAATTACAAAACTAATTTGAATAACAACACATTAAGTTTAAAAACATGAATCCTAACGATTTTATAAAAAACATAATATCTGATGTTAGAGTAGACTTAACGGAAGAATTTGACAGAAATTTTGAACGTAAAGCATTTTTCAATAAAAAATGGCGTGGAACAAATTTACCGAATCAACGAGGTTCCCTGTTGATGAGATCGGGTAAATTACGCCGCTCAATTCTTTCAAAACAATCTGCCAATAATGTTTCCTGGTCTAGCTCACTTCCCTATGCGCGTATTAATAATGATGGAGGCGAAATTGAAGTTACAGCTAAAATGAAAAGCTTTTTTTGGGCTATGTTTTACAAGGCATCCGGCGCAGCAGGAAAGGGGAAAAGCGAACGCAGCGTAAGACTGTCCGCAGAAGCCCAACAATGGAAAAATTTAGCTTTAATGAAAGTTGGCCACAAAATGAAAATCGAACAACGCCAGTTTATTGGTGATCATCCAATCTTACGACAACGAATTGAAGATATTGTCAGCGTTAATATGAAAGAATTAGAAAATTATTATTATAATCAACTCAAACAAAAATGAAAGCATTTTTAGAAGCTGTTCAAACAAAATTAGCCACTTTACCGGCTTTAAAATATATCGATGAAGACTGGGGACAGATGGACAGTTACAGTCCAAATCCGCCAACAATGTTTCCTTGTGCCCTTATTGATATTACGTCAATGAATTACAGCAACATCGGAAAAGATAATAGCAGCAGTCCCGTTAACCGTCAATTAGGAGAAGGCACAGTAACTTTCATTGTGGCCGATGTGAAATTGAGCAATACAAGCCACCGCGCGCCACAATCGCAAAAAAACAACGCGTGGACCATTTGGACAATAATTGAAGATTTACACAAAATTGTGCATGGATGGAAGCCACTTGAAAAGTCGGGAGCTTTAATGCGAACCAGTTTAAAAAGAATTAGGCGTGATGACGGGATTCAAGAATATCAAATTACTTACACAATAGGCTTTACAAATACCTAATCGAATAAACGAATTTGAGACGCTTTTAATTCACGCTGCTTTTCAATGGCAGCTTCAACTTCTTTAAGTTCGGTTGCAACTGAAGTGCAAAGAATTTCATATAAGGTAGTTCGGGAAATTGGATATATTGGAACTATGTAGATTTCCAATATTTTTGTTGTCGGAGTATAAGGATGTTCCTGAACGCTTTTTTGATACAGTTCTTTAATAAGCTTGTAACGCAATAGTTTATTACGCTGTACTCCAAGACTTCGGTTTAAGGTTACTGACATGTGACAAATATAAATAAGTTACACTTTATAACCAAATCAAGTTTTTTCCTTTCAAAATAAAATATAAACATAAAAAAAACCGCTAATCTAGCGGTTTTTTTTTATTTAATTCGAGTAAAATCTGTAGTTACTTTTCTCAGAATCTCCAGAATAAAAATGGAAATTGTACCCTTTAGCACTATCAGTGTAGTCTCGATACTTCGAAGTGCCCAGAAAGTCACTTTGAGTTGCGCCAGGATAAAAGACAGAATTTACGATAGCAAACATTATTTTCGGCTCTGCAAAAAATTCTTTCAATTTGTAGCTACCCTGATTTGTTTTTGCTAATTTGAAAATGATTCCATTTTCGTAACGATTTACTCTTGACTCTTCCTTTTGTGCTAAACTCAAACCTATTGGTAGATAAACCAATATGTAATTGTCTGGAGTTTCCTTCTCTTTATAAAATTCGAATTTTTTATCCGTAAGATTTACTAATCTATTTGCAATGATTTTTAGATTAGAAATTGAATTGCTTTGCATATTATTTATGGTAGCAAAATCTTGAGCTTTCACAATTGAAAAACTTAGAAAAAGCACTAGAATCGTTATTGTTTTCATATTAAAATTTATTTTTTTGTTCTATCTTTTCGTTTAGAAGTACCTCATAAATTAAACTTCCAAGTTCAGAAAACACGTATGAAGTTTTATTATTAACCTGCCTACGGGATATTACTCCACTCTCCACTAAACCTTCTAGCCGTATAAAATCGTATGATGCATCAAGCAATATTTCATTCTTGCCATTGAGTTTGAGTGCCTGTAAAAACATAAAGTCCTTGACCGAAAGGGTTTTAGCAACACGTGAAGCATTAAGTACTAGTTCTGCTGAAACTTTGGGATTGTTATCCAATATGTTCTTAATGATTTTATCAAATTCAAAATCAACGGCGACAGTAAGATCAGCCGCATTGTCTCTTTGTAGATTAAGCAACTTAGTTAATCTATTAATTTCCAAATCCTTTGCGATGATTGAATCTTTGGATGTTTTTAAACTACTGTTGAGTCCTTCAACTGTAGCATTGTGTGACTCATTAATCTGCTTAAGACTGTCTTGTTGTAAATTACTTTGCTCTCTAAATGATTCTATTTGCGCTAATAAATCTTCAATTTCCTTGTTTCCTGATTCTGCATTTCTGAGTTTAGTAATTTCAGTTGCTAATGTAACTTTCTGTCTAGTTGTAAAAATTCTTGAATCGTAAATAGTTTTGATTCTCATTTTTTTAGCTGGTGTCAGACATTTTTCTATTCCCACCATGAATAACGGGACCAAAAGTGTATATCCAAGAGCAATTGCAAACGGCACACCAACATAATAATGATAATCCTTAAAATAATCTCTACTTATAATTTCAATCTTATTCTCAATTTTAGAGTCAGAGAATAAAAGTATGAAAAACGGTCTCCAATTGTAAGCAAAAAAAGAGCATATAAAAGCTCCTGTTATAGGAGTTTTTATACGCTCTTTTGATGTTTCAATAAGACTGTGAAATAAATCAGTTATGGTTTGCATAGTTTAGTTTTATGTAACAAACATAAGAAAAATAAGTACTGCTCCACTAACAAAAACACTAATGTACAAATTACGAATTTTTTGCTTGTAATCATCATCAATTTTAGTATGGAGTTTAGCTAACTCAATTTCATGGAAATCTCTTATTTGTTGATATTTATCTGGCATATTTTCAAAGGTATACAGTTAATGTTTCTAGATTTTACGGAAAACCGTATGTTTCATTATTATATTTTTTTTTTCAGGTTTCAAAAAGGGAGCGCTTTTTACTTAATTTTACGTGATATCGCAGATAATCCTGCTAAAATATTAATATGGAAGATTTTTGGAATCAACACCTCTCTAATGTAACTACTATTATTAAGAATTGTACTGTCATGCTCTTGGATGATACTATGTGGAATAAGAAAGAAGAAATCGAATTAAAATTAATTGGTACTGGTGTATTGATACAATTTCAGAATAATTATTTCCTTCTTTCAGCTGCTCATGTTATTGATCATTTCCATAAAAAAAATATTCAGCCCAGAATCGCTCTAGAACAGCTTTCTAATATCATGTTTCAGCCAGGAGGAACTATATACAAAAACACCACTGCTTTAAGGGATAAGGATACTATCGACATTGCTTTTCTGTTGCTAGATACAGAAAGCGTTGAAGAAATATCAAAACATTATACATTTCTAAAGGAAGACAATCTTGCTATTGAACATAAGTTTTTTAATCAAGAACCTTATGTTTTCTACGGTTATCCTTCCACCACTTCTAAAGAGAAATATGATAAAAGTTATTTTCAAAGCGTTCCTTTTATGCATGTGACCACTCCGCTACTGCAAGAGCAGTATTTTAATTTTGACCGCCATCCGGATTACAATGTTATAACATCATACGATAAACATAATTCTTTCAGCTTAAAGGCTAAGGTAATTTCCAATGGACCCGACTTACACGGAATTAGTGGTTGTGGTATGTGGTTTATTGACCCAACTAACATTTCTTCAGGCTACATGGAGCCGAAATTAACCGCTATAATGACCGACTGGTCTTTACAAAATAGCGGTTACATCATAGGAACAAGGATAAATGTGATTACGCATAATATTAAAAAAATTTTAGCTACCATTAACGACTTTAAAGAAGATTAGAAACTTTTAATTCTTCCAAATAATTAGTATTCATCATTAAACCTCTTTTGATTAATCCATGTTACCATATGAGCTTTTGCTTGAGAGGTCTTCGTAAGAAATTCATCATACTTTTTCAGGCCATTGAAACATTTAATTTTATCTACTAAATTCAATTTTTCAAAAGCCTTTTCCGAATGTTCTTTTTTAACCTTTAAACTATATGCTTTCCAAAAGGCTTCAAAAGAATAATCATCTAAAACCATTTCAATAGTAACAAGTTGTTTGTATTTTGTCCAGTTTTCCATTTCAGTTCTGGTACCAGGAAACTGCACGTTTGTAAAAAGCTTGAGTATTCGTTTTCCTTTAAGATTGAAAAAGCTATAAATAACACCATCGCTTTCTCTATATTGAAAAAGCCATTCATCAGAGGTTTCCTTAAAAGTTACTTTGTAAGTGATTAGTCCATCCATATATTTATGATTCTATTTATAACCTCGTTTTAAAAGGAATTTTACCGGCTTGCTATGAATAAAGTTTTCAGAAATTTGTTTGGCCTCTTGGCGTAATCTCTTTTCTGTATCAAAAATGCTTTCGGCTTTAAGAGTTGGCCTTTTGGGATACTTTTTTTTCCTCATCATGCTAATTTTTGACTTAAGGTTGCTTTAATATATCTGAGCACATTTCGATCATATTCACTCATCGGAAACCCTTCTACAGCTTCGATAAACTTTTCCAGAAAGTGCGCTTCAAAATATTCTAAGCTAAACGACATCTTTTTTTGCTTAGTGAAAAGTGTTGCCGTTTGACGATTTTGCTCAATTTGTTTTTTCTCGAATTTCACTATCACTTTATCCAGTACCGATCGTGCTACTTTTATTTCACGGGATTTTTCAGGAGTGTAGGGAGGTTTAGGAAATTGATGCACCAAAGCATTTAGTTGCTGTGGTGAAATTTTAAGGTTTACTTTCATTTAAAATTCAATTTTTGGTTCTGACAATTGTTCGCCACATTCAATACAAAAGATTGCGGTTGTCTCACAAGTGGCGACACTTTCTAATACTCTGGTTACTGCTATGTCGTGAGGGCATATTTCGATGATGCTGTATCTTTCCAATTAGTTCCTTTTTTTAGTTGAGTACACTGTTTTTGCAATTCCTTCTAATGCTATAATTGTTTTTGACAGATCATCAGTTGTCATGTCTTTTAAAGGCTTATTAACCGGCGATTTATTGCTCTTTAAAAAATCACTTAGTCTATCCAAATCAGCGACTTCACCATATCTTTCGTGAGGTACTACCCACTGAGCCTGTCTGCAAATACTCATTATGTATTTATGTTGCTGATTCGTTTTATCAAACAGCGCCCAATTACCTTTGCTGTGACTTCTGCCACCTTGTACAATGTCTTGAAGTTGTTTTTTGGGGCTGTTGTAGTTATCTACCGCTGAACCTTCGCCTGTGAATAGATATGGCAGTTTAGCTGTTTTCATAATTATTTTCTTAGAACTTTTTTTACTTTATATTTTAGTGATGACACCTCGTTAAATTGAGGAATCCAAATTGCAATTGTATCTCCCGGCAACAGTAATTCTGTGTCATCCAATAAAAGTGCACCGTTATAAATATTTGCTAAAAAAGGAAGTTCAGTATGTATAATTTCACTGGATTCAGCAACATATAATTTCAATAAATCTTGACCTGAATCTTCTAAAACAATTGCAGTTTTAGAGGTTTCTACTAGCCATGCCACAAAGTGTGTCTGATTTTCAAATTTTAAGTTGTGGTACTCTGGTTTAAATACATCAATCTTTGATTGAATAAAATTTGGTTGTTTCATAATATTTAAATTGTGTAATAATCTTGATTATTACTGATTATTGTAATATTTTGCTCCTGAGGCGGGATTCGAACCTGCGACTAGCCACTTAAGGCGCTCTACCAACTGAGTTACTCAGGAAACCGAATTAACGAGCCTAATTAGTTCTTATAAGTTGATTTCGGATGTTTTTTAAATCGGGGATTATTTATAACAAGGTCCCTGTACAAGCCAAATGCTTTTTTTTCTGCCTGAGATAGTGAAATGAAAGGATTTGGAACAATCCATGTTGAATCAGATATACATACGATTGTATGGCCGTTAACCTCGTATTGTTCGTGATCGATTACTGGTTTGATTTCTACGTTCATTTTGTCTTTGTTTATAATGACACCTGATCTTAAAATGAAGCCAGGCTAAATAGGTTCTAATTTCTTTCCAATTCGTTGTTATCAGCAGTATTGCTAACAATAGAATAGTACTACTATATCTGTTCATTGTAAAACTCGAATTTGTAACCCGCTTGAAAATCAACAGAACTCATAGAAAGTGGAATTGGGTTTTTGGAACCGTCTTCATTAATAATTGTAGCTTCGACGTACCAAACTGATCTAACAGGTTTATAAGATTCTGATATGATATTTACTCCATCCGTAAATTCTAAATCATCAATTTCTTTTGTTAGTTTTTGTAGTTCCAAAACACGACTGCTTTTCAAATTACCTTTTGCATCTTTTTTAAGTAAATTGAAAATTATTTTAACTAAAGCAGCTGTTGAATCATTGGTAGCCAATGAACTTATGTATTTTTCAACTTTAGCAATTCCGGTGTTTGCGGTATCATCCCAACCGTCCGTAACCCTGTAACCAATAGTTATTTCAGAATTTCCCGATGAAAAAGTGTGCGACTGTTGCTTTTCTTTGATGCCGTAAACGTCAGCTTTCAACTTTAGAATATTTTCAAAGTATCTAAAAGCTTCAGTTTTTGCCCTTGTAAGCATTTCTGATGCGCTACAAAGACGAAATATTGCTTGTGGTACTGTTTGTTCAACAAGCTCTTTATACGCTTTCCTGTCATCATCTTTCTTAGCTTCTTGTTTTGCTATAGCTGCCTTTAATTCTTTCGGTGAAAATTTCGTTAAATCGATTGTTTCTGTTTGTGTTTCTGCGTTCATATTGATGTTATTATGTGATTAATATTCTAAAAAGTAACTTTGTGGGTAACCGTACCATTTCCGTTTTACGATCTGTTGGCGGCAGTGTGCTATTTTTTCTTCTAACTGATCAGATGTTGTTATTATCCTAATTTCGTTTTCTAATGATGTGGGATTTCCATCTAAAAAGCTAAGGTGTTCAAATCGTGCACCTCGTTCCTGATTAATGGCAATACGTTCGAAAGGATTAAAGACGTATCGCCGACCATTTTCCTGCTCGTAGGTGCAGAACTGCAAAACGAGATACAATAATTCAAGTCTTTGTAATGTTGCTGTTTTAGTCATAAATTAGTTTTGCGTTAATGCATTAAATACTCTAATTCCGTTGTTTATTTTGGGCTTTGAAATTTGATTTAGTAGTGCCATAGGGCGAATACTAAATAGATGAAATGCACAATCTTTGTAACATTTCTCCATATCTCTTGCGGTAACGTTACTATCAATGTATCTATCTGTTAGTTTATGAAATTCAGCTTCACATTTCTGTAGTTCCAAAAGAAACCAACGATTAATGGCAGAGTTGGCCAATACTTGTTGGAACTCAATTGTACCAATACTTGCGCTTTCACACCAATTTTCGTAAAGATTCCATATCAATGATTCATGCTGTTCTGGAGTTATTGCTAATTTTTGAATTGTTGTTTTCATGCTTGTTGTTTTTTATATAATTTCTTTCCAATATTTAGCGGCCTTTTGAGCCCATATTACGAAGGGTTCACCCCCTCCGTTTAACCGTCCATCAGGGAATAACTTAAATCCCTCAACCCATAATTTTAAATCAACATCAAACATTATATCATCAGCTAGTGCGCCTTTTGGTAAGCTTCCTTTTGCTTGTGAAATCCAGATAATGCCTTTTCCCTTTTTCAGCATCAATTCTTTTAATTGGTAATATTGTGCTTTGGTAATTCGAGTATATTGCACAGAATCGATAAAAAGGAAGTCAGGCGATTTAGGTTTGCTCATTCTAATAATCAAGTCATCAAAAGGTTCTCGATCTAATAGAATAAATGAGTTTCCTAATGTATCCATGTGATTTCTAATCAACGCCTGTTGTATTGTTGCAGACAGACCCTGTTCTAAAGAATCATAGGCGACCTTACCGAAATTCGTCAAATACTTCGCAAATTTTATAGCGGCCTCCGTTTTGCCGTTTGTAGTGCCGCCCCAGATGATTGCAGAAAAAGCTTTGTCCGGCTTACCAAGTGTTGATTCCCATTCGCCTGTGAAGCCAAGTGGATTAAATTTTTTTGAAAGAACGTTTGATACTGAATATGCTCTATTGATTTTCTTTATCATTTTTCTGTTTAATTCTTAAAATAGTTGCACTGTTTACACCATACATTCGGCCTATTTCACTCATTGTTTTATCAGTTTTTAAAAGTTCAACTATCTCCGTAACATCAGATATATTTAGCTTTTGCTTAAAATTTCCAATTCCATTTGATGCACCTTCTTTCCATTCTAAATTCGAATAATGATTGCCGGCGATTATATCTACTTTACTTACTCTTTGTCCTGTATGCTCTCTCAGTCCGTTCCAAGCTTCACAAACTAACTTAGTAACTGAATGAGCTCTGCTGTGAAAATTTACTTTTAGTGTTGGTGTCTCTCGTTTCTTATCATTTTCAAATGATCTTAACAAAACATTTTTCAAGTAAATTTCTGTTCCGTCTTCGTTAATTCGAAGTTCCTCTATGATTGGATGGTATCGAAAATCCATTAGGATGCTCGTTTATGTGAAAAAATTAATCTTCTAACGCGTCTTACATCACCGTCACAATCTTTAGATATGGTTCGGATTATTGCTGTGTCATCTATACCATTTGCAATACAAATTTTTTCTACATCCGTGTAACTAGTGTTTTCAAGCTCAATGAAACGAAGTCCAACGCGGCTGTAAATTTCCCTATATCCTTTCTTTTCCATAGCGACACCTCGTCTGATTCTTTTCTCAAGAAAGTGAGTAGCCATTAATACAATACCACAGTGATTTTCAAGTGCATTATAAAGGGTGATAAAAAACAGGAGTACATTGTCAGCCAACTTATCAGACTCATCAAGAATTATAATTGGAGACTCTAAAGATTTAAGAAGAAGAACTGCTTTGTGCATCATTTCAGGAAGTGTTAATCCAGCATGATCACGACCCATTTTTGCTAATAGTTCTCTTAAAAACCAACGTTTATCCCAATATTCGTTGCAGGACAACACGAAAGCGTTTTTGTTCTCAGCTTCGTATTTTTTTGCTGTTTCCGATTTACCAGAACCAGCCTTACCGGTAATTGCCATCACCAATGAGAATTGTTGACTATCATTGAAAAACAATTCCAATTCTTTAGAATTACGAGTTTCTGCATAATTCCAACCAGTAGCTGCAACGCCTACGTACTTGGCCACTTTTCGCCACATATCATCAGCAATTAATTCCCACTTATGATTTCTCATTTGTGATAACGTTGCCGCAGAGACTCCTGCCATACCTGCGGCTACTTGGTTTTGAGAACCTTTTTGTACAATAAATTTTTCTAACGTCTCTACAGTTTGTATTTTGTCTTGGTGTGTCATTTTTATAGGTTTAATAAGGGTTTAAACAGTTTTTAATATTTGGAAAATCTTGAATGAAAGGCGCTGCTGTCAGTTTCCATTTGCTGATCTTTTGGGATATGACCTTGAAACTTAACCATGAGTTCCTGTTCTTCAATTAAACTTTCTCTAGTGATGCCCGTACGCTGAATTAATCTTTCGTACGCTTCTTGATCACGTTTTAATTCCTGATCTCGAACAGAAACATCTTGAAGTAGCAAGGCTTTTGAGTTTTCTTTCATCAGCATAGGAATTGATTCGTGCATTCGCTTAGATTGTGCATAGGCAACAAATCTTTTTTCTCCGGACGGTGTTAATTCGTATAGTCCGACAAATTCATCAAGTCGTTCAGGATCATATCTAACTATGAGACTTTCGCCTACATACTTTCGTCTAAAATTCAAGTCAACATTATTAGTGTCGTCATAAACTTCGTAGATGTAGTCTTTACCCTCAACAGTAAGTGGCATTCCATGAGCGTAGTACTTCTTAACTTTTGTTTCGTCAATCCAAAACATAGAGAGCTGGTCCATGATGTTGATTTCTTCGCGATGCTCCGTTTCTTGATTGTACATTTCGATTCGATTGTATGCCCAATCTTCCTGTTTACCGGCATTCCACTTATTTACTAATGAAGAAAATATCTTATTGAATTCGTCAACAGTCGGTAAGGCGTTTTTGTATTCCACAATGAAATCTGTATTAGGTTTATTTGTGGTATCTCTCACTTTAATACTTTGTTTATCCGAAAACCACATTTTAGAAATAACCTGTTGTTGCAATCTGTTAAAAATTTGCTCAGCCGGGCTGGACTTTCTGCCAACTTTATGACTGTAGTGTGCGCCACCTTTAGCAGGAAGTTTATCGTACAAATTTTGCATTCGACCTGAGGTGTGACCTGATTGTTTATCGTAAGTGAAAAGAAATGGGCGACAGCCTGACTCATTAACAGCCATTTTAATAGCTCTAAAGTGTGATGCATGATTTTCCGAATATGCGATGTCCCAACCAATTATTTTTTCACTGTAGACGTCGAAAACAACATTTATTTTTAATTCGGCCGCCATCTTTTGTTTATTGTTCGCAAAATGTACCAAATCCAATTTAGTACCGTCAATTGCCCACCATGCATTTGGAAACCATTCTGTACGATTACGTGTTACCGTGTGGCCAAAATGTTTCATATATTGATCTTTTCCGTCACGTGCCAACATCCAAATCCGTTTTTGCTCTGTCTTATCAAGCCATGCGCCAATAGAACGCTCTGATAATGACTTCCAACCTCTGGCCATACGTACTGACTCGTAAATTTTTAAAACTTCAGTAATCGTGTACTTTACAGGCAGACAATATTGGGACATAATAAAATCGGCAACATCATCAACAATCTTGGATGGATTACTATTAAGCCATTTTCCTGAAACAATTGAAGCGTAGCCATCTAGCTCATATCTTTGAATGGCTCTTTTGAATGAAACAACGTTTTTGTAACGTGTGTACATCCACGTATCAGGTAACTTTCCGATTGCTTCCAGCATTCTGTCCCACATTTGCTTTTTACCGCCAAAACGCTTCTGAACAACAACGTTGGTTGCGATATGTTTGACAGCATTGAACATTATTGCTTGATGTGTATATTCTTTCTGTTTTTCTTCAGGTAAATGTGAGCCGTTATCCAGGAGATAATCTTTGAAGTATTGTTCAGCATCATGGTCCCAGTTCATGTAGTCACCGAACACGATGTTTTTTACACTTGCATAAGGATCCCCAACTATTTCACGGATGGTTTTTTTAAAACGGTCGGGAATTGATTCGTAAGCAACTAAAGCTTTCCGGCCATTGCCACCGATCGTTACTTTTTTAATCTTACCGTTTGAGCACAAATATTTATAATTAGCTTCCGACATTATTCCTGTGGAATAAAGCCATGTACTAGCCACGCATAAAGTGTTTTGTTGATATTCGAACATATAAGTCTGAATTAATTGTTTTCTTTTAAATCTTTCACTACAGTTTCGCGAGCGGTTATAATTCTATCTAGCGCATTGTACGCATCAACATTACCTCGGATAAATCTTTTTTTGGCTGCGTCAGGCGTGCAATCAATTGCTTCTCCGAGAGTTGTGAAATCTCCGTACTGTAATCTTTGGCTTAGAGCTTCGATTTCTTTTGCAGTTTTTTGTCCTATTGTTAGGACATTGATATTTTTCTCCATAGTTTTGTATTGTTGTCGTGACAAATATAGATAAAATATTATCCCAAAAATACATTATGGATAAAAATATATCCTTTATTAAGGAAAGAATTTTACAATACGCTGAATATAAAGGGGTTGGAGCAGTTAAATTTATTGAAGATTTAGGCATGACCTATGGTAGTTTCAAAGGGAAACAAAAATTAAGTTCAGTAAAATCTGATTTTTTAGATAGTCTTTTATCTAAGTTTCCTGAAATTAATATTGAATGGCTATTATCCGGCAAAGGGGAAATGGAAAAAAATATCAGTAATTTGTCCCATGATGACGGCCATAAAAATGAAAAGGACTCTTCTGGCTTAGTATATGAACTTCAAAGTGAAGCAAGGCTTTTTGATGACAGTCAGGAGCCAGAGATTTTACAAAATTCGAACGGAAATAAATATTTTGTCTATCCAGATGGCACTATTAGAATTGAGGTTGTGAAAATCCCTTTTAACGCTCACGCTTCATATATAGAGTGTTACAATGATGAAGTTGTTTTAAAGGAAGAGTTTTCGACTATCACTTTCAAAGTTGATCATATCGGACGTGGCAACTACGTGGGTTTTGAATCAGTCGGTGAGAGCATGTGGAATGGAGGCGGCTATGATACACCTTCTGGTGCAGATATGTTAGGTAGAGAAGTAGGAAAACATCTTTGGTCCAATGGTTTTCATAATACTAAATATGGTTTCGTAATAATTTCAAAGAAAGGTATTTGGCATAAAGACATAACCTGTTTGAATGACAATGGAACCCTAACACTTTCATCTCGTAACCTTTCATCAAAGCCATTTGACTACCCACTTAACGACATTATACAGGTATTCCACGTCATCAAACGCTCGTTTTAATATAATACACTAGTTTTCAATCTAATAAACAACCTGTTTGTGGATAATTAAAAGTATTATCCCTTATGCTATGGATAAATTTCTATCCATTTTGCGTAAGTTTTAAGGATTATCTGTTTTATCAACACTCTTTTTATTTTCGAAAACCTAACCGCAACGCTAACCCCAAAACTAACTGCAATACTGTTAGTTGGTTTAATATACAAATTCGAACTTCGATATTATATGACACAAAAAAACCGTTTAAATGATAATTTAAACGGTTTGAAAATATTGGTTAAACGTTGTTTAATTGGGATTTAACTGTATTTTTGAGCATTAGATTGCATTGGTAGTAGTATGAACCTTTAAAGTGTTTAAGTACTCGTGTAGGAAGGTAGTATAATGGTACTAAATTATACTTTTTGTTTTAAGTTGCTTCAACGACTTTTTTATAGTAAAGTGTTGATTTTGTTGGCTTTTTCGACCTTTTTTGTATTACTGATATTAATACTTTTGGTTGTACTGCCTATACTTCA